CTAGTAAAAAGACTTGCAATGCTGTCTATAAAAATAGGCGCAGTAGCATCAGTAGCAGGTGCAGGCATCTTTGCGTTTATGATTAAATCGAGCATAAGCGCGACAGATAACCTAGCTAAGACTGCAAGGAAGATAGGCACAACCACAGAGGCATTGGCCAAAATGCGTTACGCGGCAGACCTAACTGGTGTAGCGTCTACGACAATGGATATGGCTTTACAGCGTTTCACAAGACGTACAGCAGAAGCCGCTAAAGGAACTGGTGAAGCAAAAGACGCGCTCAAAGAGTTAGGCATCAATGCAAGACAGATGCTCAAGCTATCACTAGAAGATCAGATGCTTGAATTATCTAAGGCATTTGAAGAAGTCAAGAACCCTGCCGACAGAGTTAGATTAGCTATGAAGCTGTTTGACTCAGAAGGTGTTGCCCTAGTTAATACTCTTGGTTTAGGCAAGGAAGCCTTACAAGAAATGATGGGCGAAGCCGCGGCACTAGGCATAGTGATGTCAACCAAATCTGCGAAGGGTGTAGAAGATGCAAGTGATGCGTTTAGCAAGCTAGGTTTCTTGTTTAAGGGCATTCGTGACCAACTTACTGGCGCACTAGCCCCTGCATTGGAAGCCCTTGCAACCACCTTAAAAGACAAAATACAGGCAGGAATAGATGCCGCAGGCGGTAGCGTTGAGAACTTTGCGCGAATATTAGCTGTCGATATTATGCAAGCGGTAATGACTGCAATGTCAGCACTGCAATCTTTCTTAAATGGCGTTATTCGTACATTTAATTCTATTTCAAATGCCGCAAATAAATTCACTGGTTTTTTCAAAGAAGATGAAGAAAAAAATCTAACACAATTACGACTAGCTGTAAAAGCCATAGGTGACGAGCAGAAGAAGAATCTGGCTTTAGCGAAAACAGGCGGAATGAACGAAGATGCGGCAAAGCGTCAAAATGAATTGCTTGAAGAACAAAAAGTTAAACTAGCTGATCTTGCTATGGCTAGGATGGATTTGGGTGAAACTGTTGGTGGGCTAATACCAGAGTTTGAATTTGCTGATGATATCAATGCGTTTTTAGAAGGTATAGTTGAGAAGTACAATGCTGTCACTTTAGCAAGGCAGGGTAAGGGAGAAGGTGTAGAAGGAACTGATCCAGATGAAGAAGTTGAAAAAGAAAAAGAGCGCGTCACTGCACTGACTGAATTTAAAGATCATCATAAAGATTTATTAAAACAAGGCGAGGAACAGCACACAGCATTTGAAAAGAAAAATGCAGTGGACAAGACAAAAGCTGTCTTAGATGGTCTAGGCGAGACAATGAAAGGGTCAGGCAGAATAAGCAAGAAAATGTTTGCTATGGAAAAAGCTGTTGCGATTGGCAAGGCTGTTATGTCAACTTACGAATCAGCTACTAAAGCATTTGCCGCGGCAGGTGGTTTTCCGCTTGGTATTCCTGCGGCCGCTATGTCTATTGCAAGTGGTATGGCTAATGTAGCGGCTATAAGGGCGCAATCATTCGATGGCGGTGGTTACACTGGAGCAGGGACAAGAACAGGTGGTATAGATGGAAAAGGCGGTTTTGCGGCTATACTACATCCTAACGAAACAGTTATTGACCACACAAAAGGACAGCAGAAAGAAGCAAGCACCAATCAAGGAATTGTTGTGAATCAAAGTTTTAATGTCAGTGCAGGCGTTCAGGGAACAGTCAGAGCAGAATTAGAAAACATGATGCCGCTATTTGTAGAGCAAGCACAAGCGGCAGTTTTAGGCGCAAGACTAAAAGGTGGCGCATACAGCAAACAGTTGCTAGGGAAATAAAATGAGTGCAGTAGACTTTCCAGAAATAAATGGCGAAACACTAATTCAGAAAATGAGTATGAAAATAGTTAACGCAGTTGCCGTTAATACATCGCCTTACACATACGCGCAACAAGTGCAAAACATAGGTGGTTCACGATGGGAAGCAAATATAACTTTGCGCCCAATGACAAGAACTGAGGCACTAGCTTTTCAGGCATTTATGGCAGGGTTAAAAGGGCAAGTTGGCACATTTAGGTTAGGCAATCCAATCGCAACTATGTCTAACGTGCCAAACGTAACTGTAAGCGGTGGCGCAAGCGCAGGTGCTCTTAGTGTACCAATAAATGTTGGTTCAGGCGATTCGCTTTTGGCAGGTCAAGAAGTGCAGATTGGAGATCACCTTTATATAATTACAGACAGCGCGTCAGCATCAGCAACAACTACTGTAGGAATACAGCCTGCTTTAAGAGACACTAGAAATGGTGGTACTCCTATTGTTGTTAATAAGCCTAAAGGGATTTGGCGAATGAAAAAGTCAGAAGTTGAATGGAGTATTGATTTAAACAGTATGTATAGTTTTAGTTTTAGCTGTTGTGAGGCGATCTAGTGGCTAGTCGAACGCTATCATCAGCCACGATAACAGCTATTCAGCAAGATGTTGTAAATCATTTTTTTGCCGTTAGTGTGGTTATATTAGATGCAAATAATGCAGAGCAAACTGTAAGAGTTTGGACAGGTATTGGCGACAAAACTATTGATAATGAAGTCTACACTGGCGCAGGAACTATGCTTAATATTTCTGGCATAGATGAAACGCAAGACTTTGCTATGAATGGCATAACAATTGGCTTAACAATGGATTCAGACTTTCTATTAAACTTTACAAGCAAAGAGTATCAAGGAAAAGAAGTTGAAGTTAAGCTAGTGTTTGCTGACACAGCAGGCGCAGTGCTAGGGTCTATGCTATATTTTCAAGGATTTACTGATTTAATTAGCTATAAGCAAGGAAAAGACACTTCAGTTTTAGCCTTAAAAGCGGAAAACAAACTGCTAAAATTTGGAAAAAACGCAAGTTTATTTTACACAGCAGAAGGGCAAAAACGCTTTCATCCTACTGATCAAGGCTTTGATAGTGTAACTACAATACAAGATCAAAATCTCACATGGGGCGCATAATGTTAGAGTTTGCGCTAGAAAAAACAGCAGACATTCTGACAGAACTACAGCCGCTAATTGAAAATCATTGGGAGCAGGTAGCACTTAACAAAGACATTGTGCAACTAGCACCAGACTGGGAAAGATATAATCAACTTGAACTAACAGGTTTACTAAGACTTTACACAGCAAGAAAAGACAACAAACTTATTGGCTATTTTGCAGTAGTTATAAATAAACATTTGCACTACAAGAATGACACTTTTGCTGTTTGCGATGTCCTGTATGTTGCGCCCGAACACCGCGCAGGAAGTACAGGCTATAAGCTAATAAAATATGTCGAGGCAGAATTAAGTAAAACTGATGTCAAGGTTTTGCATATAAATACGAAACAACACGTTCCTTTTGATAGGCTACTAGAAAGAATGGGTTATAACCCTATAGAAACAATTCACGCAAAAAAAATAGGTTAATGTATGGGTATTGTGATTGGTATAGCAGCAGGCGCAGGTGCGGCTGTCGCAGGTGCGACTTTAGTCACTGCCGCGCTTGTTGGCATAGGAACTGCATTAGCTTATGACTATGTAATAGACTCAATGCAAGAGGATTTGCAGACAGACACAATGTCTGGTCGCAATGTCAGTAGTAAAGATGCAATTGCATCAAGAAAAATTATTTACGGCACAGTAAGAACAGGCGGCACAATTATACATCAAGCGGTTAGCGGCACTGATAACAAGTATTTACATACAATTTTTGCTGTTTGCGAGGGCGAAGTTCACAACATAGATACAGTGTACGCAGACGATAGAGTGCTTTCTAATTCGTATAATACTACTCCTAGCCATAGTGGATTGAATTACAATTGGCAGTCACCAATACCATCGCTTGGTTATGAGTTAGTATCATTAACAGGAAAAAAAAGCATAGGCTACAATTTATCTGGCATACCAGACTGGACTGGTAATAGGAAGGTACAAGATGTTGCTTACGTTTATTTAAAGCTAAAATATGACGCAGATGTATGGACAAATGGCTTTCCAAACATATCTTTTTTAGTAAAAGGAAAAAAATGTTACAACCCAACACTTGATTCTACTCAGACAGGAACATGGCGAACTATTAACTTTCCTACTGATACGCATAGAATTGATGACGAAGATACTTGGGAGCATACACAAAACCCTGTAATTTGTTTAATAGATTACATGACCAACACAAAATATGGTCTAGGAATACCATTTGCAGATATAGATGTTGACACAGCAAAAGCGTCTATAAGCAAATGTAATTCTACTGATTCTAGTTATTTTACAGGTAATCAAAATGGGTTAAATCAGCTTTATCTATGCAACGGAATAGTCGATACAAAGCAAAGCTACAAAAACAATATTGCAAATATTTTGACTTGCATGAATGGAAAGTTAGTTTATGCCGCAGGTAAATTTCACATTTATGCTTATGCTTACACAGCACCAAGTACAGATGATGTAATTACAGAGGATATGATAATTGGCGGCATAGATTTAGTAACAAAGCAAACTAGACGAACAAGCTATAACCGCGTCAAGGGTCAGTTTGTTAGCAAAGAAGAAAGTTATATTAGAACTGATTACCCAGAACAAAATTCAGCTTATGTTGGCAATTCTGCTTATGACATTACAGAATATGATGATGATGATGGCGAAATATTATACCTAGATCAAAACTATCCATTCACAACTAGCAACGAACACGCACAGTATTTAGCAAGACTGACTTTGTTGCGGTCAAGAATGCAGGCTACTGCAAAATTTAAAACAAACTTAAAAGGTTTAAAGTTTGCTGTTGGTGACAATGTAAAGTTCAGTAATTCGGTTTTAGGCTATGTTGATAAAATTTTTGAGATACAAAGTATGCGGATTAACACTAGCGCATCTGATGGCATAACAATTGATTTTGAAATTAAAGAAAATTCACCATTAATTTATGATGTTGACGCTAATACTAGGGCAACATTTACAACTGGCTCAACAATCACAAACTGGGATGGAAGCGTTCCTACATTATCGAACCTTACACTAGAGTCATTTGCAAGAAATAGCGATAGCATAATAAAGGCTAGTTGGACTGCGCCAGATACGCAAGGCGATGTTAGATACACAGTAACCTATACGCCAAGCACTGAAGGCGCAGATGTTATAAAGCGCACCACATTCACAAATGCAGATGAACTATTTTTGACTGTAGAAAACGCAAATGAAACATACACTGTATCTGTTACTGCAACTAGCCTACAGCACTTAACAACTAGCGACCCTGTATCCGCTACTGTACAGGGGGCAGGCATTTATGTGCAGTCTGAAACAATTGTAAGAGGAACAAGCGCAAACCCTACTACAGCAGAATTAAATTCACTTGCAAAAGCACAAAATCAAGAAGTAACTAATGGGACTGAATTGATTTACTTGCAGGTTGATGCAGAAGGTGTCGTTATTGATTCAACAAATTTTGTTTATGAAGCGGTAGAGTTACAGCAAGCATTATTAACTGGTAGAAATGACAATCATGTAAGCCCAACAGCATCGCAAAATTACCTTAACAACACTACTACAAACGCAGGTTCATTCACAAACTCACAAGATTGGACTTTATCAGCAGGTAATGCTGTTATTGCAGATGGAGTTTTAAAATTTACAAACGCAAATTCATTGGCTTACGCTTATGCCTCTACTCTGACAGATTTAGAAGTAGGCACTACATACAGAGGTGAATTTACAATATCAAACACGACTTTAGCAGGCGATCCAGTAGTTGCAACGATATATAATGCTGAGACAAATGTTAGCTTTTCTACTAATGCGTTTACAGTATCAGACGGCACTAAGTCTTTTGAGTTTACTGCTGAGTCATCTCGCGTTTTATTTGTTTTTTTTGGCTCAAATGGTGAACCTAATAGCTTTCATATTGACAACGCAAAAATACAGAAAAACGTAGCCAAAGCAGTAATGACAAAAAAGATTTCTTTGCCAGAATCTATTGATGGAGTTACTTACACAGGGTCAGTCACAGATTTAGGCGGGTTAACAGATACTGGCGTTACGGCAACAGTTGTAAATGACTCGACTGGCTATCAATATACGCTTGAAAGATTATCAACTTCATCAGGAATATCATTAGTATTATTAACAGTCACAGCGTCATGGACATCAATAGTTGATGGCGTAAGCATACCCCTTACGGCAACTAAGGTTGTCAACTTAAACGTAGTGGTGGATTAAATGAGTTGGGTGCAAAAACCAAAAACTGTTTCTGGTAAATTTATTGTTGATGGTACGCTTGAAGCGAAACACATAAAAGCAACTACCATTACTGCGGACAAGTTTAGCGGATCAGTAGAAGAAGAATACTGGGCATACACTGATGCTGTTGATGTCAGTTGGGGGTATTCTGGATTTCATACAGTACATACTTTTACATTCCCAAAAACTGAGTTGGGTATATTTAAAGGTAGGCACATAAACTGGTCGGCAGAAGGCTATCACAGCACAGCATCAAGCAGTAGATCAGATGGCACATTTGAGTTTAGGATAGAAGTCGAAGTTCCAAGCGTACAAACTGCAACCAACATTGGTAATGCTACCCATTTATCAAGTGCAAGCGGTGATTATCAAGTAGTAAGTTTTGAAGGTAATTTAGCTTCTAATAGAATTGGTAGTGGTGGTAGCATTGGCACACAAGGTGGCAACTACAGAACCTACAAAAACTTATACTATGATCCAAGAACTTATCAAGGGTCAGACTTGGTTACTAATGGCAACTTTAACTCTGGAACAGCTAACTGGACTTTGGGTGCAGGTACGCATTCATCTGGTTATGGCGCATACTCTTTAGCCGCACCTTCAAGCGGTCAAGGTTTTTCATATCAAGCCCTAACAACTGTTGTCGGTGAAGTCTATCAAGTTTCAGGAAACATAACTGGCGGCAACATAGCAGGTATAATTAGAATATCTACTGCCGCAGATTTAGTTGAAAACACAACCATTGCTACAAGCGGTGCAATAAATGCCGTACAAGCTACTAGCTTTGAGTTTACCGCAACTAGCACAACAACCTACATAATCCTAGCTACATCTGGCGCAACTAGTCAGGGACAATACAGGGGCTTTGATAACCTAGTTGTAAAACAATATTTGCGTAAAACAATTATTCTTTTAAGCACAACAGGCGGTGCAATTGTGCCGTCTGATGGAACACCAACTTCATTATGGTATCATCCATATAGCGGAGCATCAGCAGGCACTTATGCAGTTGTTGATACAATGAAACAAACTTTGAGAATGCGTAGTTACGTTAATTATTTGCGCTTTACGCAAGAGTCTTATATTGGTTGGTTTAACGATGACATAAAAATACGCATCAGGTGTATGAATACAGGCGCATTTGGCAAGACCTTAACCAT